TTTTCGCAACGCGGAGAGGTCAGTGTTTAGTAGTCTATTTATCAGCTCCGACCACCTGGTGTTTTCACCGCCTCGATGCAATAGAGAAGTAGTTACACCTATCTAATGCATTACCAATGCCAAAGTTCAATACGCTGGAGTGTATCAAGCCCTCGACTGTCCCAAGTTCCGCGTGTGTTAACCGTGTGCCAACTTTACCTTCACTTCTTAATCTCTGATCTTCTTCTTTATCTAGTATAAGATGGAACCTGTCATAACTTTCCGAATAATAATCCATCTCAGTCAAGCTCATCTTAAAAGCCATACATATCTCCAACTTTAAATTGTTCATGTCTACATCTAAAGACCAATCATTGTCGATCCTTGCAATGTAATCCATGTAGCTTGGGTTTAACTCATTGAGAACAGTGGTATTTATATATCTCTTTCTTTTACTCGAAAGAGAAACTATTCTCATTAAGCATTTTGCCAAATTGCTATACAACGGAAAATTTGGATACATTATGTTATACATATAGCCAAGTGAATAGTAATAGTCGCCTTTCGCATGCTTAAATTTGGTCTTTCTAAATATTCGCACGTTATTCATGATTTTACGTATGTTCTGCACATAAATAAATTTACCAGGTTTATATTGTATAAATTTACCCGAGCAATAATCGGCATCATAATAATTCTTGCGTAATATCAATTTAGCATCTAATCCAAAAAGACTAAAAGTGTTGATCGTGTTATCCATGCCTTGTGGTATCTTGATGAGGTTATCGTCACCATCCACTGTGAAACTTTCCTTATTTATGTCATTAACTATACAAAAGTATCTGCACGCAATCCAGCTTATTATAGAATTAAATAAACCAGTATCCATATCACCAGAACCTCTGCACCAGCTGAACTCGAAATTTAGCCCATTCAATGTATGACCTTTCTTCAACATCTTCATGTAGAACAATATTCTAATTAACTCGTAATCTTTGTCATTCAATAGCTTGGACCAAATCCCTAATTCAACATCCTCCAACAATTTCTTTCTCTGTGTCGCTTCAAATTTTGAAAAATCACCTTCCATTATCCATGAACCGAAAATCAATTCCTCAAACTGTTTTCCTCTCTCTATGAAGTTCTTGCCTTTAGAAAATTGCGGTATCTTAACCATACAATGTTCCAAAGCAGTCGTGAACAAACCATAGATCAAATTGAATTTCGGGTTTCTTCCCATAATCATTCTAGGTGGTTTCAATTCGTTATAAATCTCATTCTTAACGAATGCTGTAATTGTTGAATCTTTCCTTGCGTTAAATCCATACTTAAGTACATCTTTAGCTGCATCATCGTATCTTTTCCTGAGTCTACCTTTCTTTTCACTCATAAATTCTGCTAAACTCATGGGTCCATGCCAATGTTTCTTTAATTCAAAAACTAAATCACTTAAACATTGCTGGAAAATATTCTCATCGTACGTCACTGTATTAGGAGTCTCTTTAAGATAACGATTATGCAGCCCGATATCTTCATTGTGCACACAATTCCTCATAATGTATATTGGTTGCTGCTCGAACTCAGGATTTTTAAATAAGCTAGCATAAACTACATCATTGCATACACATGAAAATTTGTTCACTTGTGTCTTAGCATGCTTCCAATCAGCTGTTTTCACTTTTTCAGTCCCGATTTGACAAACAGTTCCCATTGTTGATAAATCGGCCAAATCAACAAAGGGGTAGGGGGTGTTGCTTAGTTTAAAGACTGGCGGTTGAGTCTTAGACTCAAACCTCTCAACCAGCCGCCCCGACGATCGTACTCAGTTGTATCTTTCTTTAAGAGAAAATCACCATCCACCTCATCTGTCGCCCGCTGTATTGTCAAGCGATAACAATGTATATAAGTTGCGGATCGTTGTGAGAGTGGCTCCTTTTGTTCATTTAAATATTTCTGCGCAATCTTACTTAAGTGCTCTAACTTAACATCACGTGAAGGATACTTCACCATCTTATGCAGCAGTAAATATGAGTACAAAGCCATGTCCATTTTATCATCGGGTAAAGTGGTGCCATAATCCTGTTCCTTATGTTTTGATAACTGACCAATTTCTCGATTTATTGGTTTTGTGAAATCGAATTTTGATGGTTTCTTGTTAAACAAAAGTCTGTTATACCATGTACTTTTCCTGATTATGACATCACTAGTTTTCGTAGCCTTTCCATCTGGGGGAGGTGTAGCCTTGGGCGGCGATGCGGGATGCGGTTGTCCATTAGATAATCTTGTTAACATGTTACCTAATCCCATACCAGCTGTTCTTGGGATATCCACATCATAATGTCCTCTCAAATGCCTATTTGCGTATGTTTCCTGCTCTTGCAAAACGTCATCCTTGTGTTGTTTAACAGCACAAAGGACGACATTTTGATCCTCTACTGTTGGATTAAACCCTTTTAGCATTCCATTCATACCCAATGATTTCAAAATGACACCATCTTCCGCAGGCAATTCTTTATTGGCAACATGATCTAACACTGATGCTAAATCCATGCTCTTGACCGGATGTTTGTCAATGGTCAATCTGTTAAGAATCGCTCCTAATCCAACAGGCGTAATTGAATCAATCGCATCTACAGCCTCTTCTTTCACGTGTGGGAGTGTTATGTTGGTAATATCCACCCCATTAAACTCTTCATCATCATATTTAGGTTGAGAAAGAACTTCAACTTCAATATGGTTGTCAACAATTGGCTTCCGCATAGCCTGGTCACCAGTTGTTACAACGTCGTCCAAAACAGTGTTGGTACTAATCACGCCAGTATCTACAAGCGTAATTGCATTAACGCGAGACACTCGGGCTACCACAGCACCGTCACCAACACTTTCCTCTAGAGCATCATCAGTTGCTGTAATGATGCTACGTCTCGGGACAAAATCATGTTCAATGACTTCGTCGACCTCACCCTCTGACACATCATCGATAGTAATGATGTTACGTTCCGGGACAAAATTGTGTTCAATAATTTCAGCAACCTCATCCTCAATATCCTCCACCTCGTCCTCTAAATCATCAAACACATTATTACAGATAGATGTAACGTGCTCGACAACGCTGGTTTTACCTCTGCAATTATGGTCCAGTTTTACAGAACCACAACCAGGACATTTCTTTAGATGTTTTGGTATAATTTTCAACTCAGCATCAGATAAGACTAAATTAATATCACCCCTAATGGCTGATGCTAGAGTTTCCGCGGTCAGTTTGTATTTGTCGTTCGATGTTAAAGTAGACTTTGAAGCTGACACGATCGTGTCAATGCAACTATCCACTTTAGCATAATATTCAGGTCTGTTTCTCGGTCCGGTTTGTTTGGTTGTTTTCTTCATGATTGGCGGCTAGGGCCTAGTTTAAATTGGTTTGTTTTAGGTTTTATCCAGATCCTTCGGTCCAACGAACTGGGTTCTTTTAATTTGGGTTTTGACATATTTCAATTGAATGTTTCACAGTTCTCAGAACAAATCTGGATACCTGTTCTGTTCTTCAGATATCACCCCCCTCATGCTTAACTAAAGCACTGCCTGACCAAGGTTAGCAGGGTAGTAGAAAATGTGACGTAACGTGGTTAATGTATACGTAAAGCAACTTCATCTTGCGAGTTGGCATGGCTACATGCTTTTACATTCAATTGTGGCTGTGTCAGGCCAGCTTTGAAAGGGGAGCTCCTCTTTTCCCTTCATCTCAGTATGTTTTCATACCTACATGTGTTTTATCCTGTAGCAAAGTCCGGGAAGACATCACAGTCGATAATGTTTAAGAAAGACGCAGAGACCATCTTTCACCATTTGCTGGCCACTAATTACTAATGCTCGCTTATAAACCAAAAGGATAACTTGCTATCCTTAGAACACTGGCTGTTGGCGTCGTAAGAGTAGTACCACTAAAAGTAAAGGTATCGCTAATGTTTGCGACCTTAATGGTAAACTGTATTGTTCTGACACCAGTAGCACCGGCGTCGGTTACAACTGCTACTTGTGACCCTCCTGTTGGTGTAACTATAGTATTACCTGCCGACGAGGCAGTAAATATTATGAAGGTAACTAAGTAGCTGCCCACTTGCCCAAATGAAATGGCACCAGTGGTGGTATTATAAGTTATTGGCATACCTGACCCAGGGTTATTCAAGGCTGGCGATGTACCAAGCAATAAAATTCCAGTGATACCCACGGTACCTCCAGAAAAATTGCTACCAGCCGAAGCAAAATTGCCTAAATCCAATTGCGGAGTCTTAAACTCTATGTCGTACTCAATGTGCAACTCCCCTAAAACCGAAGTATCGGCGCAACCTTGCGTTGCGATAAAGAAATTGCCTACATCGAAAGTCTTAAGATCACCGCTGACTATCGGAGCTGTTCTGACATATCTGTTTGGAAGTTTGTTAACGTCACTAGGGTTAGCAACGTATGTGCAATCTGCCCAGGGTTGTGATCTTACTGCATTATGGTAGGATAGTAAAGCGGTCTTGCTGGCTGGAGCGCTATCTTGGGCATCAAAGTCCATAGCTAGCATCACCGCGCCGTTGGTTGCTGTACTCTTCTCCGTAACAAACTTGAACTTAAGCTTGTTAATGTGGTATGTCTCATATAATGGTGCCATTAATGATAACCACGGGAAAGTATTAGCAATACCAGGTTGTACGGCGTAGCTTGCCACGTTGTAGTTAGCACTGCCGAAAACTTCTCCTATGTACTCAGAATGTACGATTCTGGTACTCCCATTTGGTAGAGTCTTTATCACGGGTCTCAGGGTTCTTGCAATGGTAGCCTTAGCTACCGGAGCATAGATTACCTCTTTCGCGGGCAATCTCGCCGCAGTTCGCACTGCGGGCTTAGCGGATGTGTATTTCCTTTGGCGCATCATCGCCTTGGCTTTCATGTTGTTAACGGACATCAATATTGTTTTACGCAGGTGGTGATTAGCCTACCATGCAACTTCTCATAGCTTAGATTTACCCAGATCTCATATACCCATTCCTGGCACTTAGTAAAAC